CATAGATCTCGCGCGAAATTTGTTAATTTCGTTGCTATGTCTAGTTAGAAACAGAGATGTTACCCTGTTCTTCCTCCATTGTTTTCTGCAGAGTGATCGCATCTGATTATGTGCCTGTGCCATTGTCATGAGCACAGGAATTTCTTCGTTTAGAGCGCGCCCTGTTACTGAGACTGCCTTTGCTAGAGTGAGCATTGATAGTTTTGGTCTCTCAAAGGGGCGAACGATCACTGAGTTTAAGGATTTTTCATAGGATTGGTCCCGATCTGCCCATTGTAGCACCTTTACGGATTTGTTACTTATTGAAAAAAAGTTCTCTACGAAAACGCCCGCCGTCTTTGATCTGAATGATTTTGGTTCATTGAGGCGCAGGCGCATATTACGGAGATTTTTACAATAAGTTTCAATTGATTTTGGTTTCCAGCGTGCTACAAGATCGTCACCGCATACAACATATCTACTCTTGTCCGTCTTATAGGTGTTGTGTTCTGCACAGAACATATTAATAAATGAAAGGATAGGCCAAGTTAATCCAAGACCCATTAGGGCTCCTCGTCTAGTCCGACCGATGCCTGTTAAATTGAACGGGCCGGTTGCGGCTTTTGCTATGTTAATTGTGACGGGATCCCAATGGAATGCCTCGGCTATTGTGTCGACTGCGGCAGTGCTTACTTCGAAGGGTATGAAGTCTGAAGCCTGCTTCAGGTCGGCGCTGAATATTTCCAGAGAGGCATTTTGGCCACCATTTGTTAAGTCCCTGAGCATGTCAGGGACATTTTGTTCTGTCAGGGCTCGCTTGCTAGGCCTTAATCGACGAAGAACGTACATAAGTTGACTATTAATTGCCGCACTGAGGGTTGTTAAAGCTGCGCTGTGACTTGTCACAGTTCGAATTTTTCCGCCTCGTTCGGCAAGGAATAGGGGTTTGCCTGTGCGGTAGACCCTGGTTTCGCCATTCAACTTTATGGCTCCGTTCTTCTTAAAGTCGTCCTCCCAATTTGCAGATTCTAGCTCCAAGACAATACGGGTGAATCTATTTGCCTGCGCTTTCGGTGTATTGCTTTCACCGTACGCAGTGTGTCTTTGTGCAGCCGCCATTTTGATATAGGCGATTGCTCCACCCTTACGTCTTGGGAGCTCTATGCAAGCGGAGGAGGAGGCTCTTGGTATCCAAGAGATACCTTGTTTGCCTTCCTGCGTGTTTGCCTCTACGACTTTCGCATTGAACTTCCTGAGCTTCGCCCCCAACCATTGTTTAAATGATTTAAGAAGTGGGGGAGGGACCGGGTCGTCCTTATTGCATAGGACGCTTCTGTAGGCCGAGCGGTGGGTCTCGTCTGGCTGTAGGATGCCAGTAGGAAGACCCCGGTTTACCGTCGCTAATATGCCATAAGCGTCAATGGTTAGTTGAGCGTAGTAGGATCCACGTAGGATCTTAGCAAGCGGGATGAGATCGGGGGAGATATTGAGTGCAGTGGTACTGTTCAGCGCGATGTGTGCAGCTTCGAACGACCACCATGCTACTTGTCGAACCACGCATTTGATTCCACCGCGTTTGTGGATGCCAAATATGTGGTTAATCATTTTTAGAATTCCCTCGATCGCAACGCGACCACCTTTTTGACGAGAAGGCAAGAATTTCCTGTATAAGGGTATACGGGTATTGCGGATGGCTAGTTGGAGTCCATCCAACCAGACATCGACTGCCTTCTGTAGACAATTCCATTCCTTATTTCCAAGCTTCTCGATATGGGTGACATTGACCCAACGTCTTCTTGGAAGGGCTAATCCCAGTAGCGGCCTGTGAGTGGCGGCTATAGGGTAGGGGTTTCGACCTAGACTGATTGATCTTGATGAGCGTTCAAGGTCAACAACTCCCTTTAAGAGGCGGAAGCATGTGAGTGTATTATGAGGTATTGAAAACATTGCTTCATGACGTGCATCTCTCCTTAGTTGAGAGAGATGCATAGGATCAGCA